CGATGAAGACACGGGAGCATCCTGCAAGGAGGTCGCGGCACGGGAGAAATACGCCGCACAGGTGAAAGCGGACAGGGCACGGCAGCTCTACCAGCAGCTGCGGAACAAATACCAGATGCGCTGCGCCCGCGCACAGGGGAACGCCAAAATGCGCGAGGGCTACAACAAATGGCGTGATACCGCGCAGAAGGCAATGGTCAAATACCAGGTAGGGGAGATGTCCTTCGAGCAGTTTGCGGAATGCATTCAAATTCCATAGAAAGCAAACAGACCGCGCAGAAGATATCTCTCCTGTGCGGCCTGCTTGCTCTACTTTAAAATCATGTTCAGACAAAAAACAAACCCGAACCCGCTCTCATACAAGACCAAGTTCGAGTTTGCTGGTAATGGTGACCCGACCCGTTTTCGGGTGTTGTATGGTACTTTTCACCGCTTAGGCCCTCTGAAGGAAACAACTCTAGGTTCTGCGGCCTAGAGTTCGTTGGATCAGGATCTGTCCCATCCGTAGAAATCAATGTTTTAATCTCGATGGTATCAGTGTGTATATTCACGCGGCTTACAACGGACAGTATAAGTTTTAATCCTTCGGGCGTGTCAATATCTACCTTCGCCACATTTTCTACACAGCGGCGAATCGTAGCGTCGTCAAGCCCTACATAGCCCTTATATTGATTCAGCTCTGCCGTTTCTGCTTCGATTTCTGCCTTTTCTTCTTCCAAGCGCCTGACCTTTTCTTTCAGCTCCGCGCTGACCACGCCTTCCAAAAGCGCGTTAACACCATTTTCCAGTTGACGGCATACACGCGTATACCGGGATGCCAGCCCTGCCCGACGCGTATCGTATTCGGTAGTGATTTGCCGCTCCTGGTCGCGTGCTACATCAACCAGCATTTCAATATTGGCCGGCTCAGTCAGCATCTGCTTAATACTGGCCGCGACCGTCTGTTCCAGCCACTCCGTACGAACATTCTTCATTTTGCATGTATGTGTGCGCCTCTTATTATTGCACTCATAGTATTGGTAACCGGATGCCTTGCTTCCCATCACCACCATGCTGGCGCCACAGTCGCCGCAGAATACACGACCCGTGAGCAAATATTCGCGCTTGGCGCTGTATCTCCCGCCGGCCCCCTTGCGTGTTCGGATTCGGGACTGTACCTGCTCCCACAATTCTTGTTCAATGATAGCCGGCACACCGTTCTCAACCACAATAGCGTCCTCTTTGCTTTTGGCGTGACTATTCCATCGTCCGTCCGCCTGCGCCTTGGTGGCGCCGTAAACAAGGCGGCCGATGTATTTTTCGTTTTTGAGCAGGTCAAAAATGGAGTTTTTCCCGAACGGTTGGCCTCGTTTTGTAAGATATCCTCGGCTGTTCAATTCGTCTATGATTTCTCCGTAACTGAATCCCCGTGCGAATAGTTGAAACACAAGGCGCACAGCCTCTGCTTCATGCTCATTGACCACATACTTTTTGTCCTTGTCAAGATCGTATCCTAGGGGCGGCTTACCGCCGGAGGATTTGCCCTCCCGGGCGTTATGCTTCAGCGCATCTATTGTTTTCTGGCGCGTTATCAGAACCTGCGCGTGATTGAGCATCGCTGTTGCAGCTTCATTGATGAATACGGCGGGGTCTTTAAGATCTCCTCCCACCATTGGCTGCGTCACACTGGCCACCCGTGCTCCCAGCATATCCACGTCTTTCCGGAACTGAAACCACTCGGTAAATTCGCGGAACATACGGCTTTGGTCATAAACAACCACAAGCTGCGCGCCGCCCATGCCCAAGTGCATCATACAGGCTTCATAACCGGCACGGGTCTCTTTCATGCCGGAAACAGCTTCATCGGAGAATATTTTTCCCACCTGATAACCATTGCGCTCACACCATTCGCGGCATTTTTCCACCTGAACGTCGATGGTCACGGGATTCTGATTGTCTGTTGAGTACCGGGCCAGAATATCGGCTACCGGGCGCGTATCAAGTTCTTCCACTCTTTCAGCCCTCCTAAAAAACCCGGCACCTTATACCGAAATATTCCTTATTGGCTTTCTTTCTTTTTCCATTGACTATTAAGGCCGTCGATGTGTTCAAACAAATCAGCCTTGATATCTGCCCACATTGGATCGAGAATAAAATCGATTCCTTCTCTCCGAGCCAATTTCGCGGCTGGAACAAAATCGCTATCACCAGAAATTAGAATGATTTGATTCACCTGTTTTTTATAGGCTAAAGATGAAATGTCAATTCCGATTCGCATGTCAACACCTTTTTGCTGGGCAACAAACATGAAATCTTCTTCCTTCAGATCCTGCACTGATAAACTTCCCGCCATCAACTTACGAGTAATTTCCGGCCGTAAATTGTAGCACGCTTGATTGGACAGTTCCCCCAGACGAAGCGCAAACTTCCGACGCCGCCTCAATTCATTCAAAAACGTCAGCGTCCATGCATATGTATCAGATTTGTCCAAATCCACATTTTTCTTCGTCAATGGATGGTATACGCTGCGATGTCCTATCGGTTCGCAATCATAGTAAAAGATGCGATAGAGCTGGCGAGCTTCAACACCATCTTTGTCACGCAGATGGGCGAGGCAATATGCATTCAGCTCTTTCGCGCGGTCTTCAGCGCTCTTTTTCCCCCACAGATGCGCGGCCCGTTTTCGGTAAAATCCTCCGTCTACCAGAATTGCCGTATGCGCCATTCTCACACGTCCTTCTAAAATGAATAAGGCCCCAGGATTCAGCCTTCCCCGTATCTTGGGGGGCCTACTACCAGGGGCCTGTTAAGCAAGTATAAAACTTGGTAGCTTATGCTACACCCCTATTATATGCAAGTTTGCTTGAATTTGTCAACATGTTTTTATTGGGTTCAATAGTATTTTGCGCATGGGTTTCATGGGGTTTATACAGGGTTTACGTCCAGTTCACCGTCACTATTCGCCCATTTCAGAGGAATCGCTTGAGCCAATAATCTCTCCGGAATCCGTGTTTACAAAGTCAACGTGGATATTATCCGCTTCCGTTCCATTGAAAATATTATATAAAGCTCCATACATGTAATATGCAAGAACAGACATCGAATCTGTCAAATTCAGTTCCGTAGACGTTGTAGTGACCGTAAAACTGGTATAATCTTCATTTGCCTCGATATTTGTCACATTCGGGCTACTCTCAGAGCCCGGAATCTCTGCGAGGCTTTGATTGATCGAGGCCGCCAGTTCTTCCATCAGCTTCTTGTGCTGACTTTTGCTCATTACATACGTAGCGCTTCCATCCTCGTTCAACGTAATGGAATAGATATCTTGATCTTCCGCCTGCTTCTCCAGCTCTTCCTGTGTTGTTTCCCCGACAAACTCTGCCGGCAGGGTAACAACCACATCAAACAATTCCTGTTCGACCTGTACGTCTCCTATTGCATCAAGATCTGAAATCGTGGTCGACGATACGTTGGAGTTATCGGCACTTGATGACTTATTACCCAGCGCAGAAGAAGCCGTTTCCCCTGCACCTCCGCAAGCCACCAGGGATAGCATCATAGAAGCCACAAGAATAACAGAAAATACTTTTTTCATCAAAATCATCCTCCATTTTATCCAAAACTTTGGGTCACACCGAAACCAAATAGGGGTTTTTGAGTTCTTCCTGTATGTAAGGCAAATAGCGCTGCACCAATTCCAGCTCCTGCTCGCCCATGTGATACCAGTGCTTGCGCTGCATCTCCCCGATACGGTGCCGCGCCGCCGCGCCCGACACCATAAACCAATCAGACACCTCATGCTGCACCAGCCATCCATTCCGGCTCCACAACTCCATCATAATGCATTCAGGCATCAGCAGCTGTGCAGCAAACCAGTCCGCTTCATTTTCCTGCTGGACGCCACGCTGCTTATGGCCAAGGTAAACATGTCCTAACTCGTGCGCAATTGTAAAACGGCGGCGACCAACGGGCAGAGCATGGTTGTAAAGGACAAGACATCCCGGCCCTACGGGCACGCTGGTACCGTCCAAAAGCTGTCCACGACTTTTAAATTCCGAGAGAGGCATTCCCGTTTTTGAACAATATCCCTGTATTGTATCCATCAGAATCGAAGCGCCTGCGAACACCATGCCCTGTAAATCAGTAGCCAACGAATTGATGTTCTGCTGAAGTAAAAGCCATGTAGCTACGCATTGCGCATCAGCGATAGTCATCCGGGTCAAGCCCCCGTGCTCTCAAGTATATATCAAGGGTATCCTCAAAGTTTTTCACAAGCCGATTGTAATCTTCTTCAGGCAATTGCGACGCCATGCGCGTCAAAACCACTATATCCCGTTGCCGTGCATCCTGCGCGGTGGCGGGATTATTTTTTTTGCCTTCTGACGGATCATCTGTTTCTCCCAGCAGATAGGCGGGGGTTGTGTGGAGTGCGGAAGCCCAAGTTTCAACGGCATCCAAAGGAATTGCTATCCCCTTGTTTTGACTATCTGCAATATACGAGTTCTTCTTTCCGACGATATTACACAAGTGCGTAATGGTTATTCCTTGTTTTTTTGCAAGGGCTCTTAATCTGTCGAAATTGAACATAATTACCCACCATTCATTGTACAATGCAACAAATATCTAGCTTATCCTAGAATAACTCTTGAAATTCTAGGTTTTGCTAGATATACTAAGAATGTCCCCGCAAAAAGGGAACAAAAAACCAGCCTTACATGGAGTATGCCCCAAGAAAAGGTGTTTTGCGTATTAAATTGAATGTAGCAACTTCAAATTACCACAAAACGCCAAAAAAAGCAAGGCATACTCCATGAAAAGGCAACGAAAAAGCCAAAAAATCGACATTTAAGGAGGTGGAACAATGCCCCTGCACACCGTAGAGGAGGCCGCAGAATTGATGAAGGTCTCCCCCGACACTGTCCGGGAGTGGGTACGCAGCGGCCGCCTGCGGGCCAGCAAGTTGGCAGGCTCAAAAACGCTGCGAATCAGCACGGATGACATCATGGCGTTTTACGATGCAAATGAAACCCGGGCCAAAGAAGAAAAAGCACACGCTTGAAAGGAGGATATCATGCGCCTGATCGTCAGCCGGGAAACCGGAGAAATATTGGACGTTCTGGAGCCTGCCTCCGCCGCAGATTACGCCGCGTTTCATCAGCTTCTCGCCGATCAGGTGCGCCGTGAGATTTTGCGAATCGGCCGAGATTATTTGGATGGCATTTGCAGGAAAGCGAGGGTAGCACATGAATCATCTGATACTTAGAATGACTGCCATAACCGTGGCGATTCTTTCCATTGCCGTTTTGGACGGTATTGTGAGCGGACAGACGGCCCCCTGGACAGGATTGTTCACCATCGCGGCACTGCTCGGTATGGCAGCATGGAGCTACAGCAAACAGACAAAAAGAGAGGCGCCCGCCCGTGCTGCGAACACGGACAAGCGCCAGGCGGTCAAGTTGAACCCTACGACCGCCTCCATTGTAACACATCAAGGAGGAATGCATCAATGAGGTATATCGAAACATTTTCTACCGAACGCGTTGGATACGATTTCTATTGCGACATAGCTAATCGCATTGTACAGGCCAGAGAAATGAAAGGGCTAACACAACAACAATTTGCTGATTTGCTCAACACTCCCATTTCACGCGTGCAAAGTATTGAAGGGGTAAAGATCAAAATTAAACTCACTGAATTGGAGAAAATTTCAGATAGTCTCGACGTTTCTGTAGATTGGTTAATTGATGCGGAAATCGACAGCCAAGCCGGAGAATGTTTGTATCTCGTGTGGCCTGAATTTTGTCCGGATGTGAAACTTTATCAACGAGCAACCAGCAAGCGCATGGCATTTCTTTTGATGGAACAGCGCTTGAATAAGTCCGGTGTGCGGGCCAACACGCCAAGAGAACGCATGTTCGTTCAATTGGTTGGCGTTCCGGTATCGGATAATACGCTCAAAGCAAAATTTGCAAAACTTCCCAATGGCGACGAACCTATTTATCCGGATAAAGAGGAGGATGCCAAATGCGAGTAATTACATTACGCCCGGGCGAGGCCCCGAAATTTAACGATATCCCGGCGCTCTTGGACACCACCGAAGCAGTGCAGCACTTTTGCGGCGGCGATATCTGCGAAAACCGAATCGGATCCAGCGGAATTTTCGCCATCACCAGCGGCGAGATATCGCCCGAAGACATGCCGATATCGTGCATGATCCCGGAAATGGACATGCTCCTGCGCGGGCCGGTCGTGTTCTGCAGGCGCTGCGGCCATGAGCTTGCAGCGGTGTATGAGGACGATTTAAAGGCCGTGAAGAAGTCCATCGTCCTGCCCGGGGGTGACTGGTTTTGAACCGATACCTCTGCAAGTGCGGCCGGGCGGTAAATAAAAGCACAAATGCCGACAACACGGGGAACCGGGAGACAGAGGGCTGCGAGGGCTGCCCGTATCTGATGCCCTGGGGAGAGCAAAAATACAACCATGACACAAAACATTTTTATCTCGATATCAAAGGCTACGAATGCCGGATGTCTCAGACCCTCGAATACGAGACGCGCTTCGGCGGCAGCGTAACCGACAGGTGCACCTGCTACATCGCGAGCCTTGATTTTGATTTTCTGGAGCGCGTCAGCGCGTGGATCAAGGAGCATTATCCAGATGGGCAAATCTCCGGAACATTCAGCCGTGAAACCATCCGCGCCGTGGAATACGTGAGCAACGGACGATATCGCCTGAGCATCAGCTGTGCGCAGAACAAAGCAGGCATTGCGGCCAAGGCCGCGCTGTTCAATGCGTTTTTCGATGAAAGCGGCCGGCGCTTCGACATGGATGCTGACGCCGAGAAAGCAAAAATCCTGCGCGATATCGAGCGGGGGAAAGCGGCGGCGCACAGTGTGGCCGCCGCGCCAGATAAGGAGACAAAAACTATGCTGATATACAGAGACCCAGCCACGGGCTGGCTGTACCGGGTAAGCCCGCAGCCGGAAAACGGCATTTATGCGATGCAGTATCGAGACCCGGCGAACAGCGTCGTATGGAAACCCGACATCACATGGAATACCAACGCCGTTTACCGTGACCGTGAGCACTTGCAGGAGGGCTTAGAGGCTCGTGCGAAACGCGACGGTTGGGAGCTGGTGTCCGGTCCGGCGAGCAGCGAACCTCCGGAGGTTGTAGATGAGGGAGAAGAGTATTCACCTTGTGACACTTGTCGCTGCCCGGATTGTATTGACAGCTCATGTCCGCAGGCTGGATGTGATAAGACGGACGGAGGCTTCGGGTGCTTTGCACCATACGAAGAGTGTCCGGCGCCGGCAGAAAAAACGTGGCCGGACGAACATTTGGTAAAAGACAAAATAAGCGACTGTTGCTACTTTTCAGGCGTTACCTCGCACCTGATCGGCAGCAAACTGATTGAGAACGTGAATTGCGCGTGTGAAGACCACCCATTGAGCATCGACTGCTATACCTTCGGCTGCAAGGATGCTGTGGAAACCTGCCGTATTTACTGGCTGGGACAAATTGATGAAAAACTGGGTCACAGAGTTCCCGAACATCTCTTTAAAGATGGCAGTGCCAACGACCTGAGGGCCTACTTGGAGGAGGAAATAGAAAAATGCAAAAATCAATCTGCCCGGAATGGGGATGCTGCTGCGACCACGGTCGGGAATGCTGTGCCAGAGACGATGGAAACACCGACCACCCCGACGGATGCAAACACCTTGCCGGCCCCCGGCTGCCCTGCGGATGCTGGCAGTGCGACACAAAGCCTGTCCGCTGCTGGGCCTGCCTCTTTGGAAGCGGAGCCGGAGGCCACGCCCTTTGACTACTCCGGGCTGGACGCGCAGACGGTGGCCGACCTTCATCTGGCTGAACGGGAGTACCTGGGCGGGCGCAAACTGGCAGAGATGGGCCTGCGCCGCATGGCGGACGGCGTGGCCATCGCGCATGATGCGCTGTGCGGTGGTTGCGACAATTTGTCGCAAGCTCATAACAATCAGTACAGCAAAGACACTTTTGGCGCATGGTGTGGAAGCATTGGAATCCACCGCAAGGCAGCAGAGCGACTTTTACAGGTCTCTAAGCTGTTGGACAACAGCACTCCGCGTGAGCAGAAGGTCTTGGAAGAACTGGTGTATGATGAAAATGTCGAAAAGCGAGACAAAAGCGGGGCGATTCGATGCGGGGTGCCAGCCGCCCTCCTTATTCTCTCGCCGCCCCGGCAGACGGCGGCACCAGTAGTCTGCTGCCCATTCAAAGCTCCGGCCTGTTTTCCACTAAGCCGGAGCCTCCCATGGGTGTTCCGCCCGCATGAGGGCGCGGCACCCACCAAACCCATATTTGTATTTCTGCTTTGCAGATTGAGAAAGGACACCGATACGAGTATCGTAAAAAGGGATTCGGTTGACGGCCGGGGAACAGGCCCGGCAGAAGTTCCAAGGCCCGCATGGCAACGTGCGGGCCTTAATCATATATTCCGAGAGAGGTGGTGACGTGTCGAATGAAAAAAATCTTGTTCCATTCACTGAACGAACAGAGAGCGAACAGAGAGCAATCCAACAGAAAGGCGGCATTGCCTCCGGGGCAGCGCGCCGCCGCAAGCGGAGCCTGAAAGAGGCGGCGGGGGGACAACTTTCCCCACCTTTCGCATACTCGATAA